ATCTACATCGTCGATGCGAAGCACGTATGGGCGATCCTAGAATCGGCGCAAGAGACCGTTGATAGGCTCAGCGCCGGCGAGAAGGCCGAGCTCGACGCGAAGGCGGAGATCCAGAAGACGCGCGAATCACTGGTCAGGTTTTGATCACATGAGCGATAGTGGACCACCGCCTGATGCACCCATCCTGCTGCCCAAGAAGGCGGCTAAGCGCGCGCCCACGGCAGGGTCGTGGAAGCCGGGCGTGTCGCCGAATCCTGCGGGCCGCCCCAAGACGGACCCTGTGGTGCGCGAAGCGCTCGCGCTCGGTGGCATGGAGGCCGTTGCCGAGCTCCGCCGCATCATCCGCGAGTGCCCCGAGGACCGCACGAAGTGCACCGCTGCGCGAAACCTGCTCGACTTCGCGGTCGCGCGGCCCGTCGCTGAGACCGAGAGCCAACACGTGGCGGCCGAGGCGGTCATCGACGCGCTTGCCAAGCTGTTGACACAGCCCCGCGGCACGTGATCGACCCCGAACGCGTTGCCGCACTCGCCTCGCACCTGACGTTGCTCGACCAGCAAACCGGTACGTTCACGCCATTCTCGCTCAACGATGAGCAGCGTCGCGTGCTCGATGCTGTGTGCGCCAGCGACCGCGTCATCATCCTGAAATCGCGTCAACAGGGCATCAGCACCATATGCTGCCTGTACGACCTACTCCACGCGGTGACGCACCCTGGGCACACGGTTGCGATCGTGGCGGACGTCCAAGACAAAGCAGAGGGCCTGTTGGCGAAATGCACGGCGTGGGCCAAGCAGATCGGAATCCCGCTCGATACCGAGAACGTGCGCTCGATCACATTGGCGAATGGCGCGAGCATCGAAGCCAAGAGCGCGGTCTCACGCGCGACCGGCGGCGAGTCTCGGGTAGGACGTTCGAAGAGCTACGCGTTGGTGCACCTGAGCGAGTTCGGATTCATGAGCGACGACGAGGCGCTCTTCGCCGCGTTGACCTCGACCCTGTTGCCGGGCGGCAAGGTCATCGTCGAGTCGACGGCATCGCCGGCAGACAACCTGTTCAACCGCACATGGCATCATGGTCCCGGGTGGTCGCACCTGTTCTTTTCGGTGGAGGACCACGAAGCCTATCGCGCCAACCCCGACAGTATCACCGACGCCCAATGGGACACGCTGCGTGAGGACTTCCGGTTCACGCGCCGCGACACGGCCGCATGGCTCTGGCGGAAGCTGCAGACGGATTTCGGCGGGGACCGCTACCGCGCGTTCCGCGAGTACCCTGTGACCCCGGAGCAGGCGTTCGCGTATGCGAGCGGGCGGTGGATCCACGACTTCACCGCGGCGCCGGGCTGCAATGTCACGGGCAACGCGCGCCTCGAGGGCCGCTTCGAAGTGGAGTACCCACACGGCGACGAGCCGGTCATGTACGGCGTCGACGTCGGGAGCGGCAGCGGCGGAGACTACTCGGCGCTCGCCGTCATTGGCCGCGCCACGGGCAAGCTGCATCGCGTCATCGCCAGCAACACGCTCGACGTGGCGGCCTTCACGGACGTGGTCATCGCCCGGGCTCAGGTGGATAAGCCCTGGATAATCGCGGTGGAAACCAATGGCATCGGCGCAGGCGTCCACAGCCTGCTCTGCCGAGCGAAGCTACCCAGCGTCGAGCACGTCAGCGACAAGCACGAGAAGGCCGCCCGGTTCAGCGCGCTGCGCGTCTCCATTGAGAGCGGGGCTCTCCCGCTGGGGCCTGAGCTGATTCTCGAAGTGAAGAGCAGCACGATCGACCGAGACGGGCGCTACTCTGGCCGCGACGACGTCCTGTCGGCGCTATCTTTCGCGCGCGAGCGATGGTCCAAGTCACCATATGTCGCACCTCCTCCTCCACTTGACCCACTGGTGTTCAACGTGCCTTCGTCGTACGCCAAGGAGCACAAAGAGGTGTTCTGATGGGTGGCCTTCGGCGTATCGAGCCACTGCATCTGGAGCGTTGTGCATCGGAAGACGTGGGCGCACATCGAGTAGCGGCGCCCTTTCGCTTCGGCGGTTGGTATGGCGAGACTCCGCTCACTCTACGGCACGCAAGGCCCATCGCCCCAAGAGCTCGCCGCGGCCAAGACGTCGGCAGGCGCGCAGGGCCAAGGGTCCGCTTGGGGCACCGGCATCGGCACCGCTATCGGTGCTGGCCTCGGAGCGCTCGGTTCGGCTGCGTCGTTCGGGACGCTCGCGCCGGTGCTCATCCCCGCGGGCGCAGGCATCGGCGGCGCGCTCGGCGGGGCCATCGGCGGGTCGGTCGGGGGCGCGCAGGCCGATGAGGCCGACAAGACGCTCATGGCGGCTGACCTCAAGCGCACCGGCGCAGTGACCGAAGAGGAGATGCGCCAGCAGGCCCTCAACGCGTTCTTGCGCAGGGGGCGCTGATGCACTCGGGCGCGCGCAGCATGCACAAGAAGATCGCCGCGGCGAAGGGTGAGTTCGACGAACTCCGCTCTTGCTGCCACTCACTCGAGACCAAGCGCTTCGAGAAGCGCCGTCTTGCCAAGGCGCTGCGCCGAATCGCGGCCGCCCTCGTGCGCGAGGCGATGCAATGACCGCACTGCCTCCCGTCGAACGCATCCGCGAGTTGCAAGAGGCCACCCGCATCACGACGGGCAAGTACCGCCGCATCGGCGACCTGAACGAGCAGTTTGCATCCGGCGCTCCATGGGGCGCTGTCAGCATGAATGGCGGCCCGTACCCGACTCTCGTGCAGGATGACTGGTCTGTCGGGCTCCCGCGCATCTGGAGCAACCGCACGGCGGGCCTGCTGCAGTCGTGGGCCGCGCTCCTTACCGGTGGCCAGCCTACGGCCATCACGCGCCCTGCTTCGCCCGATGCCCTCGACGCGTACCGCAGCGAGATCGCCAACGCGATCCTGCAGTACATCCGCCAGAAGCAGAACACCGTCGAGAAGGTGTCGCAGATCGTGCGCTATGCGGGCCTCCACGGCACCGCTGGCGTCAAGGTGAGCTTCGACGCCGAGACGGAGGAGGTCCGATGGGACATCCTCACGATCTACGGCTACGTGCGCGACCCGACGGCGGACTACCGAGACGCGCAGTGGCTCATCCTGGAATCATGGATCAGTGAGCAGGACGCGCGCGCGCGCCTGCAGCTTGCTGGCTTCGACATCGAGCCGACGCCCGAGCGACGCGTCAACAGCCTCGGCGAGCCGCTCGAGGGCGTACGCCTGCTTGAGCTGTACGAGAAGCCGTGCGAGGACTACCCCGAGGGGCGCTATGCGTCCGTCGTCGCCGGCGAGGTCGTGCAAGAGATCCCGTTCCCATTCTACTTCGACGTCAAGGGGAAGCGCGAGCACATCCTGCCCGTGTTCCTGATGAACGTGCGCACGCAGCGCGACTCGCCCTACGGCGCGACGCCCATCACGGACCTTATCCCGCTCCAGCGGAGCCTGAACGAGACCATCGCGACGCACCTGCTGCGCCAGCGCATGGGCGCCGCGTCCCTCGTGCTCCCGAAGGCGCTCGCGGAGACGTTCAACCCGTTCACGAGCACGGTCATCGGCTATGACGCGGACCTCGCCGAGATCGTGACGAAGGGCGGCATCTTTTGGACGCAGCCGCCGCCGCAGAACATCGACATCGACAAGAGCCTCGCGCTGTTCACGAACGAGATGATGGCGGTCATCGGGCTGAACGACACGAGCGCTGGCAACGCCCAGCGCGCGCAGTCGGGCGCCGCCATCGACTCGCTGCTCGCCCTCGACCAGCAGAAGAACGCCGACGCCACCGCGAGCATGAAGGCGATGCTGCTCGACGCGTTCCGCTTCACGCTCCTCTGCGTCGCCGCGCTCTACAGCGACGAGAAGAAGATGGAGATCACCGCGTCGTCGCAGGTTGCCGTTGACCTGTTCGACGAGTCGGACATCGCCGGCTTCGACCTCGCCATGCAGATCGACAGCGAGCAGGGCGACATGGGCCTCGGGCAAGGACGCACGCCGCGCGCCGGGCTCGCGCGCCAGCGCGCGCAGCAGGTCGTGGCAGACTTCATCGCAGGCGCCGACGTGCTGAGCGACCCCGCCGAGCTCGCAGACGTCGACGTGGAGGCCGTGCGGGCCGCCATCGACGAGGCGAAGGCCGCCGCGCTAGCGAGCGGCGATCAAGAGACGTGGAAGGCGCTCCACGCGCTTCAGGACCACGTGAATTCCATGGCGCCATCGGCACCACTGCCGGGCGAGCAACCGAACCAAGAAGCCGTTGCCGACGTGCAAGACGGCGAACCGATGGGAGCCTGAGATGCCCGCGTACTCCACAGACCGAAGCCTGCAGGCGTCGTACCTCCCGGTCCGCGCGCCCGTCACGCCGTTCACGCTCGGCAGCGTCGGCGCGACGTCACAGGTGCTGCTCGCTGACCTCACGACGCGCGACACGTGCCGCCGCATCCGCATCGTAAACACGCACGCGACGCAGTCGCTGGCGCTGTTCATCGTGCCGCTCGGGCAGGCGCCCGCCGCCGAGGCCGTGACGACCGTCGGCGGCGCGCCGGTCATGGCGGGCACCGAGTGGAGCTTCGTCATCACCGGCGCCGAGCGCGTGCTCATCGTCGGCAGCGGCGCAGCGACGACGTACAACGGCTTCTCGAGCGACACGTGAGATTCACATCCCTCGCACGCCGACCGCTCAGCATCTCGCGCGTTGGCGCGCTGTCCGGCGTTGGGCGCAGCGGCTCGGCCACGCCGGCTGACCCCACGACGTTCCTCGCGTTGACGAGCTCGGGGGCGTCGCGCGTGCCGAGCGACCTAACGGTCAACAGCGTCACGGTCAGCCCGGGCGCGCGATACGAAGGCGCGAGTCTCACGGGCACCGACGGCACGTGGCCCGGCATCGCCGGCCCCACGATGACAAACACGGGCGCGGGCAACAGCGTCGTCGCCGCGTTCGCGCCGTTCACGGGTGTCGATGCGGCCGTGGCCTTCGCCAACGGCAAGAGCATGCAGGTCGTTGCGGGCGCGCCCGCAACTGCCGCGTTCGACCTCGGCACCAACGACTTCGTCATTACGATCGTCGTCGCAACCACCGCGGCAACATCTGGGGTGATCCGCAAGGCAGTCACAGGCACGTTGGCGCCAGGCGTCGGCAACGCGGGGTGGCAAGTCTCGCTTGCTCCGTCACTATCGACGCTGACTCTCAGCGACGGCGTCAACGTCGTCACGTTGACCGCAACACTCGCGTCAGGCACGCACAACGTCATCGAGTTCTTCTGCGACCGCAGCGAAGCTAGCGTCAATGGCGGCCATGCCTTCGTTAACGGCGCCCTAAACAGCACCGGAGACCTTAGCGCCGCGGTAAACATCAATGCAGCCGCTGGCGCACTGCAGATGGGCATCAACCAGACGGGGCCCGTCACGTTCTTCTCGGTGCACCAGTCCGCAGCGTGGTTCGCCGGCGGCGCCACCAACGCCACGCAGTGGCTCGCGTCGGCTAAGACCACGTCCTCGCAGTTCGAGGGCACCTATGCCGCGACGGCGCTCGGCACGGCCACGCCTGTGACGCGCACGCGATCGACGAGCGCGTACCTCGACCGCGTCATCGCCACGTCGCCATTCGAGCGGCGGCTGTTCTCCGTCGGCGTCAACTGGTCGCGGCTGTGCCGTCGTCGCGAGGTCACCGGCGGAGAAGACCTAAGCGGTGCCGTGCAAGAGGCACAGAGCACCAATCTGTGCCTGCAGAGCCAGGCCTTCGATAACGCGTCGTGGACGAAGGTGGCGTCGACGATCAGCGCCGACGGGCGCGCCGCCCCAGACGGCTCGACGACGGCCGATGGCATCATCGGCAGCGCTGCGACCGTGCAGCATGGCGCCACGCAGGCTGTGACCCTCACGGCCGCGGGCTACCTTGCGTCGTTCTTCGTCGAAGCCGGCAACCAGACGCACTGCTTTATCGAGAACGCGACGATTGCCACCGGCCGCGTGTGGTTCAACCTCTCGACGGGCGCCGTCGGCACGAAGGAAGCGGGCATCATCGAGGCGCTCATCGAGCCGTACGGCCTCGGGCGCTACCGCATCAGCGCGCGATTCACCGGCACCGCCGCCGCACACACGATCGGCATCAACGCCGCGAGCGCCGACAATACTGCGACGTTCCTCGGCGACGCGGCGACCGTTAACACGTGGGTCTGGGGCGCGCAGGTCGAGCTCGCGCCGCAGGACACGCTCCCGTCGACGTACGTGCCGACGACGACGGCAACGGTGACGCGCGCCGTCGACACGCTCACGTACAAGACGGACGACGGCAACTTCGCGCTTGGATCGGGTCGACTCGATGCGGATCTTCTGTATACCTTCAACCGCACGCCGACGAACGTGCACGCGACGCTGCTCATCGCTGCGGCCGCATCGGCAAGCGGCGACTACATCGATGCGCGCACCAACAACACCACGGGGTTCACACAGGTGCGCCTCGCCATCGCCAGCGTCACGGAATACGCCATCACGGGCACGACGAGCCTCGTCGACGGCGAGAAGCACAACGTGCTGCAGTCGTGGGCGACGAACGTGGGCAAGCTGCTCGTCGACGGCGCGCAGCAGGGCGCGACCGACACGATCGTCACGACGCTGGCCGCTGCGCCCGCAAACATGGTCATCGGCAACGTCACCGCGAGCGCGTACCAAAACGCCATCATCGGAAACGTGCGGCTGCGCAACACGGCGGAACCATGAGCCTGCGAGACTTCGCCGCGCGATTCTCCGCGTTCGGCGTCGAGCTCAAGCCGGCGCCGAACAACGTGCACCCGGCGCTACCCGCCGGATACGTCGTCACGCTCGCGCTGCCGGTCCCAGCGGCGCAGTTCGCTGGGCTCGAAGAGTATGACGGCGGCGACCCTACCGAGGACGTGCCGCCCGCGGGGCGGCGCCTGCGCCGGGTCATCCGCGAGCTCCGCGATGACGACGACATCCTTGCATGGCGCTTCGTGCGCGAGGGAGCCAACGGGTGGCTCCACCTGCTCATGACGTCGTCGCAGGCCACGATCTGGTACCGCAACATCGACTGGGTCGCATCAACCCGCGTGCTCGAGGCATCTAGGCCCGGGCACCGCTTCGGAGTCTGACATGATCGCTGGCATCGACATCGGCGTCGCTCTCGACCTCATCATCAAGATCGGCATCATCATCGTGCCGATCCTCTTCGCGTTCTACCGCAAGGATAAGGACGCGCTCGCTCGGCTCCTTGCGTCCCTGCCGAACATCTACGGCGTGGTGCAGCAAGAGGCACGCAAGGGCGATTCGCAGGCGCGCACCGACCCGCTCGGGCGCGCCATGGAGGTCGCCGCAAGCATCGCCGGCGGCAAGCTCAGCGCCACGCAGGCCGCTACGGTTCGCAGCGGCCTGCAGGCGATTCATGAGCGGTCGAGGGCCAAGTAGGCTCGCCCTTTCGCCTCCGCGGAAGGTAGAGGGCATCACATGACCGACTCTTCCACCGATACCGCAACCCCCGCCGAAGCCGCTCCGAGCGAGCCGCTGTCGCTCTACGACATCGCGATGCGCCACGAAGCCGACGCGGCCAAGGCCGCCGAGCCCGAGGCCATCGACGTCGACACGTCGGACCTCGACGTCGCGGCGGACCCTGATCCGGTTGCGGCCGCGCCGGCCCCCGAGGCACCGAAGGCCCCCGAGCCGAATCCGTACGAGCAGCGCGCCAGCGCCCTCGAGACGGAGCTCTACACCGAGCGCCAGCGCATGGCAGACCTCCGCGCCGAACTCGAGATCGCCCGCGAGGACGCCGAGCGCCTCGTGCGCGCGCTACGCGAGTCGAAGGTCGTCGACGAGCGCGAGTTCCGCATCCGCGAGCTCGAAATGCAGAAGGTTGTGGCGGAGCGCCAGGCCGAGCTCAAGGCCGAGGCCGAGGCGGCGCGCGCGCAAGCGCAAACGCAGTACGCGCACCAGCAGCGCGTCGACTTCTATGCGCGCGAGATCCCCGCGGCCGTCAAGGCGAACCCGATCCTCAGCGAAGCGGAGATCGTCGACGCCATCGGGCGCCTGCCGCCGAACGCCCCCGAGAACATCCCCGAGATTGCCCGGCAGCTCGCCGAGCAGAAGATGGCGATCTACCGGCGCCATGTGAACGAGCAGCGGCGCCAGGCGCGCGCGCTGCCGAGCGCGAAGACTGGTACGCCTCCGCCCCCGTCGTTCGCGCTGAACCGCGAGGGGTTCACTCAGCTGATGGAACGCTACGAAGCCGGGGTTGGCCGCTAACCTCGCACATCCCGGCATTGCCGGAAAGGAAGTGATCCGTGACGATCAACAACGTAACTTTCGGCAATGGCACGGACACGGTGTCCGGCTCCATTAAAGAGTACATTCCGCCGAAGTTCCAGCTCCTCTTCAACACCATGAGCAAGGTCGTGTCGAGCGGCGCGGTCCAAGAAGTCGACACCAAGGGCGTCGACTGGACGTGCACCGTCGTGCAGCCGTGCTCGGCCGACGTGGGCTGGGCGCAGGACTATGACCGCTGGCCCGTCGGCGCCGCGCAGGCACCGACGAAAATGCGCGTCGCTCCCGTGCAGATCACCGCCAAGGTCGCGCTCGGCCTCGCGGCCAGCGACGTGCAGCTCAGTGTGCGCGAGCGCGCGGAGTACGTCGAGAGTCAGATCACGGCGCGCCTCAAACAGATGGCCATGCACCTCGCGCGCGGCATCTTCGGCGGCACCGTCTCCCCCGTCGCGGCCGGCCTCGGCGCGTGGACCTCGACGGCGGCGAACGGCACCTCGACGGTGTCGTTCAACGACATCTCGCTGTTCAAGGAGGGCGCCGGCTACGACTACATCAAGGCATCGAACGGCCTGAGCTACGTCGTGCGCGTGCAGAGCATCACGCGTGCCGCCGTCGGCTCCAACTCGGCGAACGTCGCCGGCAACGTGACGTTCATCAACGACGTGCCGAACCCGGCGACGGGCTCGGTCGTTGCGCTCGACACGACCGTCGCGGCCATTGGCGACGTGTTCCGCCAGCGCGGCAGCACGGCGGGCTTCGGGGGCGCCGGCGCGCTAGTGAACCGCGTGCTCACGTCGTACAGCGACCTCGAAGGCACGGGCTCGCTCCAAGGCTTCACCTCCGCGACGCTTCCGGGCTGGTCGGGCAACACGCAGGCGCTCGCGGCCGCGTACAGCCAAGAGGCCATCAGCGCGCTCGCTGGCCGCATCGAGGCCGTCAGCGGCGAGGCGCCCACGCATTACTTCTGCTCGCCGCAACTCTTGCGCGCGCACGGTGCATCGTTCCAGATCGTCGGCTCGGTGTTCGGCACCACCGGCGGACTCTCGGCGGCAACGCCGCGCGGCATCGCGGCCAGCGCGGACAAGTACGGCGGCACGTCTGAGTTCAGCCTCATGGGCAAGCCGCTCATGGCGGACATCTCGTGCCCGGCGACGACCATCGTGTGCCACAACCAAGACCACGTGAAGCTCGCGAAGTGGAGCGAGGTCAAGGCCATTGCACAGGGCGGCACGACCCAACTCCTCGATCAGACCTTCGTTGCGAATGGTTATTTTCTTAATGGCAGGTACCAAATGGTCTGCGACCAGCGCTCGTCCATTGGTACCTTGACGGGGATTACCGGGCTTTGAGGTGTACGTTTAATCCTCTTTAAAGGAGGTGGTCACCATCTCTGACTAGGGCCCTTCGGGGCCCTTTTCAGTTTCCCGCCACCCTAGGCCGCCTGCGCTTTTTCTGTTGCCGTTGACTGCCTCGCACACGTTCGGCTGGCAGAATCCATCATTGGATACGGCTCGGATGAATGGGTAGCGCTTGACTGTTTCGCCGGTTTTCAGGTCGTAGCTCTCAATGGCTCGGTGCATCGTGGGCCTTGACCCGCCGAGCTGCGCCCGCCCGATCTTTGCGCGCGTCTCCCGGCTGTGTCGCTTGATCCACGTGCCACTGGGTAGCAGTTCACCTTCATTGAAGACGCCGGCATCCTTCGCCGCATAGTGCGCAGTGCGCAGCGCCTCCTCTCGGCGTGGGTCACCGTCTGGCTGGCATAGCGAGCAGAAGAGGAACGAGCCCTCACCGTCGGCCGCCCAGGATGCCTGCAGAGCGGCGTTAGGGTGAGAACCGTGCCGCAGATGGAACCGGTGAACGCCCCAGCGTCTCGGCAGCGTCTGCGTCGTAGAGCCGACGTATACCCGCTCGGATGGCAAGTGCATGATCGCGTAGACGTGGTTCATCGCGACCCCGTCGCCAGCCACATGTACAGGGCGGCTGATTTAGCTAAGCAAAGCTGATCTCGCATTCGGCCATCTTCGGCAACCATCGTCGTCATGACGACGGTTCCCTCTGCCCACGCTGCGCGCTCCGGGCGGCGCGTCTGGACGTCACCGGGGACCTGCATTGCCATCATGGCAACGCAGCCTTTTGCCCACGTCGAGCGATCCAGCCTCCTTTGCTGCGCTGAGAAGTCCAAGCCGAGCGCTTCAACGAGCGGCCGGAACAGCACGTACGGATGCCCGTCCTTTTGGACGGCGAGGATCTCGGTTCCCTGGAAATCGATCTTGATAAGGTCGGTCATGCTTTCTCCTGGGTTGTGTCTCATCGTGCTTTATTCCCATGACGTTCGCGGTTGCGGAATCGTCCTGATGACGTAGACGTTCGCGCATCATGGCAAGGAAGCGAAGGCGAAGTGCAAGCTGGATTTGCCACGTCACCGCGCAGAAGGTCTCAGAATACTCCGAGACCTCCGCCGAGCCGCAACCTTCAACACCACCGAACGTGCTCTATACGAGCGACGAGGATACCATGACCGAGACCACCACCGAAGTCCCCGCCAGCCGCCTCTTTGTCGGCGGTCATAGCGGAAATCACGGCAACGATCACTGTGGCGAGTTCGCCAATCTGACCAACGCAGTCCACGAGGCCGGAAACCACGCGAGCGCCAGCGCCGAGCGCGCCGGCTACCGCGCCACCGAGGCTGCCGATGACGCGCGCTACGCGGCCGTCGACAGCGCCGGTAACGCGGGATGGCGCGCCGTCTCCACGAGCCACGAGGAGGGCCGCAACCTCAGCAACCTGCTCGCGCAGCTTGCCCGCGACGTCCAAGTCTCGGGACGCAGCGTCGAGAAGGAACTCTGCGGCGTGCAGCGCGACCTCGCGAAGGACATCTGCGGCACCAAGTTCGATCTCGGCACGGCCATCGAGCGCAACGGGCGCTCCGCCGAGCTCGCGACCGAAAAGACGGCCGCGGCCATCAGCCTGCAGGCGCAGATCGTGGCCAACAACACGCAGAACTTGCTCATCAGCGGTTTCAAGGATGCAAGGTACGACGCTGCGACGCATCACGCTGACCTTGCGGCCAAGCTCGCCGAGTGCTGCTGCGAGCTCCGCACGAAGATCACGGCCGACGGCGAGGCAACCCGCGCCCTCGTTGCCGGTATCGACCGTGAGCGCGCGACGCGTGACGCAGTGGCTGCGGCTGCAGAGATCGCTCTGCTGAAGGCGCAGCTGCTCGCTTCTGCTGGCCCGGGCCGCTGACCCTCCATGGGCGCCCTTTCGCCTCCGCGGAAGGTAGAGGGCGCCCATGGATCTCGACGTCATCAATGCGGATCCGCTGCTCGACGACACGCCCATCGGGCGGCTTCGCCTTGAGCGCTACGGCCGCGGCGCCAATGCCTGGATCGCCGTCGTGCAGGTCCCGCCGGGCGACTATGACCCCGACACGACGCCGGGCCGCATCATCCACACGCTGAAGCCGGGCGAGGACGTGTTCGCTGCCATCTACGGCAAGCGGTTCTGGGAGCAGCGCGCGGTGCACGAGCGCTGGTGCCGCGAGCAGGATGCCGCTGAGCAGGCCGTCGATGACGCCGCGCGCGAGGGCTCCGAGGTGCTCGTCGACGCGCTCGTGAGCGCCGCGAAGCGAGGCGCGCCATGACCTCACCCTTCCATGCGCAGCGCTCGACAGTGGCCGACGGAGGCGGCCACATCGCCGCGCATGGGCCCTTACTTCCGCACCCACTCGGGCAGGTGGTAGTGGTATTTCTTCGTCACATCAGGGTGAAGGGCAACCTGCCCGCGACGCCTCATGTTCGACAGGACGCTGTCGAAGCTGGACTCTGGAATGTGCGGAACGGTAAATCGGACGACAGCGAGGAGATCTGCCCTCGCAAAGGGCCGCTTGGACTCTATGTTGTCACGGAGAAACTTCAGCGTTGCCTCGGTGCACTCCTGGAGAACGGCCCTGCGAATCGGGTACTCGGTCGGCACATGCAGATCGGCGGCGATTGGTCGGTTGTTGGAAGGGGGCGTAACGTGCGCCTGCGTCGAAGCCGCTTCGCTGTCTCCGACAGGGAAGAGTCGAGCAAGCCCTTGACCGATGAGCTTGGCGGCGAGGGTGGCCGCAGTGAACCTCGGCTCTCCCGGCGCGAGATGTCTGCTGGCGTGGATGGCGGCGATGCCGAGTTCCTCGATTTCCTTGCCCGTGAGTGGAACGCTGACTCGATTCTTGGAGGATGTGGTTCTGGTTGGCATGTGGCATCCTTAGCGCCCATGCCTACCCATGGCAATCCACCGTCTGCCGGAGGTGCCGCTTGACGATGACCCTCGCGACGGCGCGCGCGCGTGTGCGCTATCTCCTCGATGATGTGGCGCCGGGCGTCATCGCCACCGACGCGGACATCGACGACGCGCTGACGACCGCCATGTTCGAGGCGTACCAGTTCTTCGTGCAGGGCGGCGCGAACATCGTGCAGACCGCCGGGCTCGTGTCGACGAACACGAGCGGCGTGGCTGATCTGACGACGCTGGCCCCGCTGCGCATCATGGGTGTAAACATCGTGCAGGGCGGCATGCGGGTGCAGATTCCGCCGCTCCGCCTCGCTCAAATACAATACTACTACCCGCTCGCGCAGCCTCTCGAGATCATCTACGTGCCGCGATGCACGTTCCCGACGGCGCCGGGCAATCCGTTCGTGTGGGGCTTCTCTACGATTGACCTGCCCGTGCTCGATAAACTCATGGTCGCGATCGCAGCGAGCGAGCTCAAGATCGTAGACGCGGAGATCCTGCAGGGCTTGGAGCAGCGCAAGCGCGAGCTCCGTGACGCCGTCGACGCGGTCAGCAACGTGCCATCGTTCAGCGTGCTTCCGATGTCGCCGCAGGGGCAACCGACCCTCCGCTACGCCATGATTGCCCGCGACTCGCTCGCGTTGACGTACAGCTGATGGCCATCGGATTCGGCCCGGGCCGCACATACCCGGTCATCGCAGGACGCCAGCAGGGCGCGGACCGGCTTGTCTACAGCGTCGACGATTTCCGCCGCGTGATCGCCGAAGCCGCGCGCACCGGCGACGCCGCGACGATTCGTCTCGGCAGCGACATATTCCTTCAGCACGCCATCGTGCTGCCGGCCACGACGTTCGACCTCATCATCGAGGGCGGCGGGCAGTACGCGTTCCGCTGCGCATCGGGCTTCGCCGCAACCGAGATGTTCGTCGTCGGGCCGGGCGCCGATGGCCTGCTGAGCGGCATCACGTTCCGCGGCCTCACCTTCGAGGCGCCCGCCACCAAGCTCGCGCGACTTGTAGCCGGCCGAGGCACGACGTTCAGCGTGTCGTGGGTCGACTGCACATTGGAGCGTATCGAGCGCATCCTGCAGCCGCTTGGCGGCTCAATGACGTGGCGCGACAGCACCTTTGAGAACCTGCGCTTCGTGGGCCTCACGATCAGCGACGTCACGAACATCGGCACGGCGGACTATGACCGATGCCTATTCTTCCGGTGCTACGGGATGGGATTCGTCGGCTCGCCTACCACGGTGCGCCAGGTTGGCGTCGACAGCATAAGCGGCAGCACGTCACTGATTGCTTTCGACGCTGGCCCGCTTAACCTCGGCGGCTTCATCAGGCTAACGAGCGGACTTGGGACGTCACAGCTTAACAGCCTGGATATCGCCGGCGACCTAACAGTCAACGGCGCGCTCGTAACAGTGGCCAAAGAGCTCACCCTCAACAGCGCGAACCCTACGCTCACCGTTGGGTCTGCCAGTTACTTTCGCATCTCGCTTGGCGCGTCGTCATCCGGCAATCTTACGCTCTCCGACGGGCTCTTTGATGGCCAGCATCTCGTGCTCTTCTGCTTCGCCCTAACCGGCACGCTGACGTTGCCCAACAGCACAGCCAATAATACCAGGCTAAACACCGCGGCTGGTGCGTTTGTGTTCGGTCTGCGCGATACGATATCGCTTATATGGGACGAGGCGACCATCGACTGGATCGAGCTATCGAGGAGTGTAAACTCATGAGCGCTATCGGCATCGACGGATGGGAGCACCATAACGCGTCGCGCGCCGACGGCCGCCTGCGCGCGCGCGCCGGGCTGTATTCGCACCTCACGCCGACGGCCGGCACGCAGTTCGTGTCAGGATTCAGCGTCGAGTCCCCGTCGACGACGGAGGTCTGGAACTACCTCGTCGAGCAGTCGACGACGACGCGCAGCACGTCGATTCGAGTCGTCACCGAGGACATGCTCGCGCTCTACACGTACGAGCTCGGCATCTTGACCGCGAATCCCAACTTCACCTTCGCCGTGAGCTTTGGCCAGCTCATGATCAACAGCCCGGCGCTCTCCGCGCCGCTCTATGGGCTCGTCGGCGGCGGCCTCACGACGGCGCTCAAGCAGCCGTCGATCAATCCGCTCTCGGTGCTGCTCGAGATCCCTGTCGGGTGCACGTGCCGCTTCGGCGACCGCGTGGCGATCGGCGCGGGCCGCTTCGTCTACTTCAGCGATCCCGACGTCGACCCGCGCACGTTCGTCGAGGACAACGTGTGGGTCGTTGATGGCCAGGTTTTGGATCTGCTTGTGGGCCCTGATGGCGCTCTCTACGCGTTCACGTCTGACGCCGTGCATGTCCTCGCGGCGGACGCGCTGGGCAAGGGCCAGCAGGTCGTGGGCTTCGCCAGCGTCATCAGCGGCGTGCAGAATGCGCGCCCGCTGAACGCGTGCGTGAGCAACGGCGCGGTGGCGACGCTCGTCGAAGACGGCATCCTGTTCCTCGACGGGATGAAGAAGCTAGACCTCATGCCGTACGAAGGTCGACGCTTCTACACGCCGGCCGTCGAGGTCGACGACATGCGCAAGGATGCGCAGCTCTTCTCGATCGCCGATGGCTTCCTCGTTGGCTACCCGAACAAGCCGTTCGCGTGCGTCGTCGACACCCGCAACGGCCTGCAGTCCTTCGTGTGGACGAAGACGGGCGCCGCGATGAGCGTGCGCGGCACGCTCAAGGGCCGCGACGGCGAAGACCTCTGGATTCTCGCGGACCGCATCGTGCAGCCTCTCGGCTCGCTCGACTTCGAGTCGAGCACGGTGCGCATCGTGGCGTGCGGCGAGATTCTGCGCGAGCCCGATGCCGCAGGCGTCGTGCGCGGCGTGACAGTCGGCGCCGACTCGTCGGGCCAGCCGACGCTCGTGTTCGCTGGAGGCTACGCCGCGGCGTCGACGACGGCCGTGCGCCCCGAGGACATCATCGTCGGCACGTCATTGTGGAGCGCCTCGGGAAACTACGTGGGCCGCTCGCTGCGCACGACGCTGCAGCGCGCGGCGGTGCGCGACGGTGACGCGCACGTCGAGGTGGGCACCGACGGCGCTATGCGGCTCATGGGTAACGTCGACGTCGCGGTGCGCGGGCAAGCTCGTCGTCGTCGCGATAGGCAGAGGTGAATCGTGGCGATTGCGAACGGGCAGGTCATCCTCGCGGCGGATCTCGATGCCTTGACCACGGCGCAGCTTGCCGCGTGCGCGACCGACGCCGCCCAGCTTCCGCTCGGCGGAGAGGTGTCGTTCATCTTCTCGGGCGCGCTGCTCGTCGCGCCGGCGTACAACGTCGCGACGTGGGTCGCGCCGTACGACTGCTTGCTCGAGGTCATGGCCGTGCAGTCAGCCGACAACACGGCGGCCTCCACTGCGACGGTGAGCCTCTACGCGCCGGGCATCCTCGACGCGTTCCCTGTGACTGTCGCGGGCGCCGTCGGCGCGGGCATCACCAAGCTCACTCGCGTGCTCTATGACAACGTGGGGCTCGGCAATGCGCGCACCGCGCGCGTCATCCCGAAGGGCGCCACCGTCGAAGTGAGAGCGAGCGCGTCGGCTGCAGTGGCCGCCTCGCAGATGCAGGTAGTGCTCGTGTTTCGTCAGTTTTTCTCGAGGTCCTGATGAAAATCCCGACGACGCAAGCTATCCGTTTCGCCACGGCCGATCTGCTTGCGCCGGAGGATCTCAACGCGATCTTTCGCTTCGCCGGAGAGTGCATCGACGAGGCGAGCGCGAAGCGGTGGCAGCACGGCTCGCTCGTCCTGCAGTTCGTCGAGAGCGTCACGGTGCCGTACACCAACGCGACGAACGCGCTCGTGCGCACGTTCCATTTCCTCTGCCCGCAGACGTGCATCATCGAGTCCGCGATCTTCACTGCGAACATGACGTGCGCTGCTCCCGTCGAGGTGGCCATCACCGCGACGTCGGGCGGCGCCACGCCGCAGGGCGCGACGACGCCGTGGCTCACGACGCTCGGCGCGTTCGTTCTCGACGCTAGCGACGGCACGACGGCGCAGAGCCTCACCGGCATCATCGCCGACGCCGCGGACACAATCTCGAGCGTCGCGCCTGACCGCGTGCTGCTCACGGCCGGCACCGAATACACGATCGCCTTGACGTCGACGGGCGTGTTCTCGCTGTCGCGCTTCGACTTGCAACTCAACTGCCTGACCGACCGATGGACGACGGCGGGCACGCTGGCGATCCCGTCGTACGCGCCAGTGCTCGTGACGGATGCGAGCGCGCCGAACGCCACCGTCGTGGCGCTCAATGCGTCGACGCTGACGACGGAGACGAACAAGCTCGCCGCGAACGTCGTGGCGGCGATGCCGTTCATGGTCTGGCGCCACAATATCATCGGCGGAGGCGCACCTACCGACCCTGACCTGCGCACCTTCATGCTGCCGCGCTTCGCGAGCTCGCGCGCGCAGGCGCGCATCATCCGCGCGATCCTTCGCGTCGAGATGATCGCCGCTGGCGGCGCAGGCCAGACGATCACGGCGGTGATCAACCCGGGCGCGCTCGTGACGCTGACCGCCACGATGACGGGCGTCCTCGCCGGCGTGGGCCGCACCGTCGACAGCGGCGTGATCAACATCCCGCTCGCTGGCGCGGTGAGCAGCGCCACGACGGCGGATGACTACTCGATCCTGATCACGAACAGCGCGGCGGCGCCCACGGCCGACAAGGTCAGCGTGGAACTCTGGATCTCGCGCTGATGACGTAGTGACGTCGACGACAAGACGCGGTACGCCTCCACACAGGAGGCAACAATGAAGCTGGTCTACATCGCGGCTCGATTCACCGGGCCCAACGCGTGGGCGATCGCTGAGAACGTCCGCCGCGCCGAGCGCATGGGCTACGTCGTCACGACGTGTGGCGCATGGCCCGTCATCCCGCATGCGAACACGCAGCACTTCCACGGCGCGGTCGATGCCGACGACGCCTATGCTGGCACGATGGAGATGATGCGCCGCTGCGACGGCATCATTGCCGATGTGGCCCACGTGTCGGTCGGCGTCACGGCCGAGTTGAAAGAGGCCGAGATTCTCGGCATCCCTGCCCTGAAGTGCGACGGGGATTTCCTCTATCCTGGCTCGCCCGAGGTACGTCGATTTATCAACCGCCTCACGACGAAAGGCGGTTCGCTGTGACATACGCGGACGTCATCGCGCGCAAGAGCGCGCAACCGGCAAGCCGAGGGCTAGACCCCGGCGAGCTACCCTCGCATCTCTTCGATCACCAGGGCTTTGGATCTCCCGCTGACCGATGGCGCTGCGCGGTGGGCGCCGCGAGCGTGCACCAATGACAAACGCCAAAATCATCTGCGACGACATGCACAGCGCGCTCTCTGAGCTCGAACCGGAGAGCGTTGACGCCATCGTGTGCGATCCTCCGTATGAGCTCGGGTTCATGGGCAAGTCTTGGGACTCGAGCGGCGTCGCGTTCTCGCCCGAGACGTGGGCCGCTTGCCTTCGCGTGCTCAAGCCGGGCGGACACCTGCTCGCGTTCGGAGGCACCCGCACTTGGCACCGCATCGCGGTTGCCATCGAAGACGCCGGCTTCGATGTGCGCGACAGCATCGCGTGGATGTATGGGACGGGCTTCCCGAAGTCGCTCGACGTCAGCAAGGCAATCGACAAGTTGCACGGCGCCACGCGCGGAGCGGAGCGCCCGCACCCGACGAACGCGTGTCAGGGCGGGCATTGGTGCCACTGCTTCGAGAACGAACGCGGTGAGGCATTCAGCGCGACGAAGCACCCCGCAGCGACCGACCCAGCCACCGACAACGCGCGTCGCTGGCAAGGCTGGGGCACCGCTCTCAAGCCGGCCTTCGAGCCCGTCATCGTGGCGCGCAAGCCGCTCATCGGGACCGTCGCCAAGAACGTGCTCGCGCACGGGACGGGCGCGATGAACATCGACGGGTGCAGGGTTTCGACAGACGGTGCGCCCAAAGCCAAGTTTCCCGTCGGCGAGTCGTACGGTGCGTCTGGTTACGACCATGGCATCGGCGGCAAACGGGAAGCGCATACCGAGCACCTCGGCCGCTGGCCTGCGAACGTCGTCCTCGACGAGACGACGGCCGAGATGCTCGACGAGCAAAGCGGCGAGCTTCGAGCGCGCGGCAACGTCACTGCAAAGGAGCGCGAAGGCAAGGAAGCGGCGGTCTACGGCGTCTACGCGAAGACCATCGAGTCGGGATGGGTAGGCGACACCGGCGGCGCCTCGCGGTTCTTCTACTGCGCGAAGGCATCGACCTCGGAGCGCGAGCGCGGTCTCGAGGCGCTCGACGCGAGCGCGAACGGCCGGCGCAACATCCATCCGACCGTGAAGCCCATCGCGCTGATGCGCTACCTGGTGCGGCTCGTGACTCCGCCCGGTGGGCTCGTGCTCGATCCGTTCGCCGGCAGCGGGACCACGGGCGTCGCCGCCGTGCTCGAAGGCTTCCGCTTCCTTGGCGTCGAGATGGACACGGCGCATGCGTGCATCGCGTGGCACCGCATCGAGCACGCCATCGAGGAGCGTCGCGCAGAGTTCGAGGCGGCGGCGCAGGCGCCGACGGGACCGGAGCAGCCTTCGCTTTTCTGAGCCCTTTCGCCTGCGCGGTAAGTGAACCCGCGGAGGCGACGTGGTCTCTCGTTACGGCCAGCCGGCCAATGCACTCACGGCCCGTCCCGGCGCGCAGGTCAATGACCCGCGCCGCAACGCGCTCCTCGCGTACAAGCAGGGCGCGCCGGCCAACGCGCTGACAGCTGCGCCTGCTCAGAACGCACAGCCGCCGAGCGCCCCGCCGCCGCTCCCTCCGAATCCGAATCCGCAAGGCGGCGCCATCGCGTCCGGCACGGGGCCGACCCTGAACGCGCCGCCCGCCAAGGGCTCCGTTTCGCCGCCGACGAGCGCGCGCGACCGCGCCGTCGACTCCGTGCGCGGCAAGGTCAATCCGCTCGCGCCGGGCGGCGGCGGGTCTGGTGGTCCGCCTCCGCCGGACCCCTTCGGAGGCTATGACGATCTCGTCACGCAGCAGGAGTTGCTCGAGCAGCAGCGCGCCGTCGAGGAGCGCAAACTCCAAGGCGAGAAGGCCGCGGCGCTCCAAGAGGCGCGCGCACGCATGAATCTCGCCGGCGCTGGACTCTCCGGCCTCGGCGCCGCGAACGAGTCGCGCATCGCGAGCGACCAAAACGCTGGGCGCATCGACGCGCTCTCCGCGTACGACGCCAACGCGCGCGCCAGCCTGCGCGACACCGCGGCGGACCAACGCGATGAGCTGCGCGCCGACGTCGAGAAGTGGGATTACGAGCAGACGGCACTAGAGGACATCGACGGCGATGGGTTTTACGGCAACCCAAAGAACCCAGACAACGCTATCGACTCTTTCGACACGGCTACCGAGTTCGATGCCGCGCTGACCAACAACCAGGGCGTCGACCTCGACACGTCGTGGTTCGATGGCGAGAACGCAGACGCGCTCCCCGGGAGCGAGGCGGTCCCGTTCTCGTTGACCTCGGCCCAGTTGAGCCAAGCGCAAGCGGCCGGGCACAATCTGCAGAAGGTCAAGAACGTCACGACGGGCAACGCGCTCGGCATGAGGACCTACACCCTTTACAAGGACGAAGAAGGTCGCTTCTACGTCGTCGAGCAGGGGTGAGCCATGGCGCGTCGTCTCTCTGAACTCTATGCCGCCCGTGACCTAGCCAACGCGCAACTTGCGCGCGAAGGCGCGCGCGGCGCACGCGATGCGCAGTCGATGGGCCAATGGACGTCGCTTCTCGGCACTGGCATCAACGCTGCGTCCAAGGGCATCGGCGCCGTGCAGGGCTACCGCGACACCGCAACCGCGCGCGACATCGAGAGCGCGCTCGCGCGCAACGCGAGCGAAGTGGGCGAGCTCGCTCCGGACGTCGTCGAGGAGATCCCCGCGGCACCCGTGGTGCTCCCTCCCATGCGGCCTCGCGGCGCGCCGGGAATCTCCGCTGACATCGCCGGACTGCCGCAAGCCGACACCACCGGCGACTTCGTGCCGCCGATGCCGAAGCCGACAACGCGGACCGTACCAGGGCAAAGCAGCGACCCCTACGCTGCCGCGCGCTACGCGGAGACGCCGCAACAAGCCGCAGCGAGGCGCATCACCAGCGACCCTGCGCTCGCCGATCGCACCGGGCTCGACGCGCTGTTCGGCGGCGACCGCGCCGAGGCGCGGCGACGGGCTGAGGCGCAGCTCGCGCAGGACATCACGGGCCGCCGCGGCCAGCTTGATGCGATGAAGCGCACCGCCGGCAAGGATGCATTCGAGCGCAGCACCAAGCTCGAAGAGCTCCAGCTGAAGAAGACTGGCGCACAAGACGAGTGGAAGCGCTTCCTGCTCACGGCCGACGCGAAGCAGCGCGACGGCGAGACGGATCGCGCGTTCCAAGAGCGACTGCTTGGCAACAAGCAGACGTTTGAGCGCGGTGAGAACGTGCTCGATCGCACGTCGCGAGAAAAGAACGCGCAGGTGGCAGCCGACGCTGCCCGCGCAGTGCGCATGGAACCGAAGCCGGTAGCCGATGCCGTATCGAACGTGTTCGCCGACAGCAACACGATGACCGGCCTGGTGAAGAATCAGCTTGGGCGCCTCGACGACATGAAGAGCCGAGATGTCTCGGCCGGCAGCACGGCGTCGCTCCGAAATGACTTTGCAGTCGGCCTCGCAAAGCTCACCGATGGCATGGTCGACTGGAGCGATCCGACGTACAACAAGTTCAAGAACGACAACAAAGAACTGTACAACGTCGTCAAGAATATTGTGACTGGTACGAACGCTGGCGAGAAGGAGACGGCGGATCTTATGGCTCTCGTCCCTAATAACGATGACCCGCCGGCCATCTATCGGCAGAAGACCGAGGCGCTCGAGGGCCGTGTGCACAACCTACAGGAACAGCTCATCAAGACGCAGCGCGCCACTGGGCGCGACGTCTCCGGGCTCGAAGCTCTCAGCAAGCCTGACGTCTCCGGGCTCGAAGCTCCCAGCAAGCCTGACGTCTCCGGGCTCGAAGCTCCCAGCAAGCCTGATGCGTCGACACGTGCGCAGCAGCTGATTCGCGAAGGCGTGCCCCCGGCCGAGGTCAAGGCGCGACTCATCAAGGAGGGTTTCAGCGATGAGTAGCCTCGACGACATCATCCGAGATGCTCACCGCAAGGTTGTTGCCGAGGCTGCCTCGGCCAAGTTTGACGAGACCAACAAGGACACGACATCGCGCAGCCTTGCGGCCCTCAAAGGCTTTCAGCAGGGCGGGTCTTTCGGGCTTGCCGATGAGGCCGCAGGCACCATACAGGCCATCGGCACCAAGCTGCTGCCGCAGGCCGATGGCGTCGACCCCAGCTTTGAGCCGTCATTTGCCGAAGCGTACCGCGATACGCGCGACGCGGACCGCGAAACCAGCCGCATCGCCGAACAGGAGCATCAAGGCGCATACCTCGGCGGCAACCTGGTCGGACAGGGCGCAAGCATGCTGGCGGGCGGCGCAGCGCTGAAGGGCGCAGGCATCGCGCGACTGGCTCCACTGGCTGGTGCTGGCAGGCTAGCAAAAGCCGGCAACGCCGCGGCACAAGGGGCCGCTGGCGGTTACGCACTGGGCGGGTTGCAGGGCTTCGGAAGCAGCAACGCTGATGGTGCCGACCTTGCGTTGGACACTCTGGTGGGCGCAGGGCAGGGCGCGCTACTAGGCGGCGTAGGCGGCGGACTCGCTGGGGCGCGCGCGCCACGCGCAGCTCCTTCACCGCAGGCGGTGTCTACGCCGCCTGCCGATGGCGCGTTGCGTAGAGCGCTTCACAGCCCCGCCGCCGAACAGGTTGCGAAGTTTGTTGGTCGGGCCGCCGGGCAGGCGGCCGTTCAAATCCCGGTGCTGTCGACAGCGGCCGGAGAATACGGAGCCGGGCTCACCGGCAAGGCGTTGGGCAAAGCGCGCGAACTGTATCCGCTACGGGCAAGCCCTCCGCCGCCATCATCCGCATGGGCGAAAGGTCCACAGGGCTACGCAATGGCGCCGGAGCCGGTCCCCGCCCCGCGCCCCACGCCAATGAGTTCCCCCGAAACGCCCGGTGGTGCGCGCCCTGTGCCGCAGCCGTCCGAAGTGCCGCCGCCAGTCGGTCGCGACGGCCGTGAGCTCCCCGCGGGCAAGGGCCCGCCTCAGTACGAGCGCTTGGCGCGCGAGCGCGGTGCGCCCCGTGAGGAGCCGTCCGCCATGGAGTCTCTCGACTTCGGCGACGAGACGCCGGCATGGCAGTCCTACACGAAGCCGAAGCCGGCGCCCGTCGAGCTCCCGCCGACGAATCCCCTCGACCCGAAGTACCCCGGGCCTCTCGACGACCTGTACACCTTCGACGCGCGACGCCGCGCTCTTCGTGGTGACGTCGAGGCAGGCATGCGGCGCGAGGGTAAGCTGGGCCCGGGCGAAGAGATGTCGCGCCAGGCGCCCGAGATGGACGCGCTGTACCGCGACGCCATGGCGCAGGAGCGCGCCGCCTCTGCCCGCATGGGGCAGCGCCCCGCGGTGCCTGCGCGCAAGGTCAAGGGCCGCGTCATGATGGAGGATGAGATGGCGCGCGGCCCGGCCGCCATGCCGGCTGTGCCTGGCGCCGATGCGCTGCTCGCGCAGGCCCTCGAGACGGTGCCGCCGGCGCAGCACGCGCAGTTCACCGCGATGGCGAAGGCGCTCCCGCCGCAGATGCTCGAGCAGTTTCTTCGCGCGCAGCTTGATGCGCGCGCGCGCGCCCTCGGCGCCGCGCAGACGCAGATGAGGCAGCCGTGAGCAATGAGGTCGATACGCAGGTGCTCAAGGAGCGGATGACGGATCTCCGCTACGATGTCGAGCACTTGAGCGAAAAGGTGGATTGTCTGACGAGCGAGGTGCACTCGCTCGTCGAGGTGTGGCGCGAGCAGGCCGCGGCCATCGATAAGCGGCTCGGCGCGCTTGAGGACTTGGCCGAGACCGGCAAGACGCTGGGCAAGGCCGCGCTGAAGCGCGGGCTGCCGCTGCTGGCCGTCGTGCTCGGCGCGGTGGCGATGGGCGGCGAGTCGCTGGCCAAAGCGATTGCGGTGGCGATGGCTCCCTGATAGCGCGCGTCATGACCGAAGCGCGTCAGCCATCCAAGCCCACGCTCCGCAAGTACGGCATCACCGTCGACGAGTGGCGCGCGCTACTCGATCTGCAGGGCGGCGTCTGCGGCGTCTGCGGCAAGCTGCCGGCATCAGGCACGCTCCATATCGACCACTTCCATGCTCGTGGATGGGCGAGGATGGCGCCGGCGCAGCGCAAGCTGCATGTGCGTGGTCTAGCGTGCCACGTGTGCAACCGGTTCCACCTGGCGCGCAACATGAGCGTGGCCAAGGCCAAGGGATTGCTGGCCTACCTCGAGCGGTTCCGCGAGACACCTCCGGCCGGCGGATGACAGCGCCGTAGCGACTCGGGCATGATGGCATCAGGAGGTGACCCATGGTCACGCTTGATGTGTTCCTGACCAATACCGGCGCCGCGTCGCTCGTGCAGCACGACGACGGCTCGCTCGCGCTCGTCGACCACGAGCCTCGCACGACGGCTGGCCGGGCGCGCGCGCCGCAAGGCCCCGCGCCCGAGATCGTAGGCGCGCTCATCGGCGCGCTGGCGGTTGTGTGGCTGGCGATTGGGATCTTCGGAGGCGCCGCATGACGCGCACGCTTTTCGGCAAGAAGTGCAACGAACACGTCGCGAATCGCAAGCTGCACGTTTCGGTCGGCTTCGAAGACCGGCGCCCCGAGTGGGTAGATGGCGAGGCCGAGGAGATCCACCAGGCACATGAGATGTGGCCATCGTGCATCTCCGCCGAGACCCACCGCGCGTGGTGGCTCCCCGCCACCGGCGAGGTGTGGACGCACATGCGCCCCGACCTGCGCCGACTGCGCGCGTTGACCTACCACGAGAACGTGAGCCCAGACACGATGACGCCGGAGCAGAAGCGCGAGCTCGCCAAGCTGCGGGGCGTCGCCGCGCCGAAGTTCGGCGGCGGCGGCGGGCAAGGCACCCCTCGGCTCTCCGCCGACGACGTGCGCGCCATCCGCAAGGCGCGCGGCGCGGGCGCCAGCTGCCACGCGCTCGCGGTGCAGTACGGCGTGTCGTCTGGGTACATCTACGACTTGGTGTCGCGCCGTTCGCGCGCGGAGGTCAAATGAGCAGGGGAGAAGTGATGGCTGGGGATGCGATGACGTGGCGTCACTTCATGTAGGCTCTCCAGTTGCGTAGCTCGCAGTGCGGGAGATCTTTTAGGGATTTGAAGTCTCCGCCCCACACGAGCCCAGCGGCGCGCACCGCCGCGCCGTAGTCCGCCCACGCCCTCGCCGCATCGGTGTACTTCGCGCGCGTCTCCCACAAGTTGGGGAGACGCGCGTTGTCCGGATGCGGCCCGACGGTGACGCGGTCGGGGTCGAGCACGCAGTCCACCGCGAGCGACGGGTAGAAGTTGTGGGGGCTTTGCCCCGGCAGGGCCTTCGTGACGATCTTGTCGCCGGTGCGCGTCGACGACAGCACCGTGAGCCCGTCAGCGGCTAGCTTGACGATGCGGCCCACCTTGTAGCGCTCCAACTGCACGTTCGGATCTCTGTGACCGCAAAGAGGCACCAGTCTACCGCCGAGCTGCATGAGCACGCGCTCGATGCGCTCGCGGAGCTCGGGGTGCAGCTGCTCGAGGATGCTGTTCTGCGTCGTCGTCAAGAAGTCCATGTGGCTCCAAAAAGCGGGGGCCCCATGAAGGGCCCCCTGAGGTGTCCGAGAGGAGTGGCAAGGACTTCCTGTGCCAGCATCCTACGATGAGGTTCCTGTCGTCACAACTTGTAAGTGCGCGGCACATCTGGCCGCGGGTCGGGCCCTGCGCCGCCGACGTTGTCGCACGGCCAAGCCTTCGCCCACGCCGAGAGCGCGATGAGCACAGCGGGGTAGCTGCGCGATTCGGGGTGCGCTTCGACGAAGTCAAGGAACGCCGCGCGCAGCGCCGGCAGTGCGATCTTCGGCGGCGCGCAGTACGGCCGATGCCCCGCGCCGACGATGAACAGGTCGTCCGTGGCGGCCAGGTACGTCGCGCACGCGCGGCCGTCGACGGTACAGATGTCCGCCAGCTGCCCGGCGTCGAGCCACTGCGCGCCCTGCGGCGCTTCGCTTCGCTGCGCCGGCAGGTCGGTGGCGCAACCCGCGAGCAGCAACGCCACGAGCGCGATCAGCATCGCTACGGGGCTGAGCATGATCGCGAACGCGATGGCCCATGCGCCGCGGTTTTGGAACTTCAAATGTTTGGCTTCAATGTCATCAGGGTACAACTGTGCTCCTGTATGTTCTGTGTGCGACAATATACTGCACGCCAGTGTGGGAAATGCCGTACATCCTAGCAATGGCCCTGCCCGACATGACGCCGGCGGTGTGCATGCCTCCCGAATCTCTCTCGCTCGGTGCCTCTCATCACAGACCCTGCCTTGCCAGCCCAGCGTCTACATCGAGAACGCGCTGGGTGATAGCGGCATTGAAGGGTCCGCCGTATAGGCCGTGGTAGGGGTCGCCTGTCCCGCGCGCGCGCCAGCACGCGACGTGGGCGATCTCGTGGCAGAGCGCGCTCTGCGAGACTAGCGGCGCGCCCTTGTGGCCGTTCGGCTGGCCGACGACGACGATCTCGGGATCGTTGCGTGTGCCGAGCGTCAGGCCGTTCACGCGCTTTGCGCCGACGGAGACGATGTCCATCCACACGATGCGGAGCGTGCGCGGCTCGGTCGGCCGAGTGCGCACCGGCGGCATGTTGAACAGCGAGCCGAGCGACGACACGAAGCTTTGCCAGCCATCAGCCGGAAAGAGATCGTCGTACTGCAGCGCGCGCCACATGTCTCCGATGGCCACGCACGTTGCGACCTCGGATGGCGCGCGCTTCGTGCGATAGATCACGGTGGTTTGCATTGTCTCCCCCTTTGCGCTGATTGGCAGATCGCCGGCGCAAGGGCAATGTCTTCAGCACAGGAGACAACCATGCAGATCAGGCTTCGTACCCTCGATGGCGCCGTGCGAATCGTCGAGCACCCCGCGCGCATCCCCGTGCCAGAGTTCTTCGACATGCCGATGAATCAGGGCGTTGCGCGCGCCGCGACGCACGACGAGGTCACCGCGCCCATCCCGATGCGGCGCTACGTGCGCGCCGGCGTCAACTGCGGGATCATCGAGTTCCTCGAACAAGGAGGTGTGTGATGCTTCCGGCGTTGCTAACGCAAAGCATCGGGTTCGCGATGCAATACGCGTGTGCTCGTCTCTCGTCGCCAGACCCGCGCCTCGACCTGCACGCCAGCTACACGCTGTTTGACGAGTTCAGCGTGCCCCTCTGCGTGACGCGCGAGATGGATCCCCTCGCCATTGCCGAGCTCGCACCGGCCGCCACCGCGTGCGTCCTGCGAATCATATGGATGGATCCGCCGAAGCCAGGAGCATTGGCGGTTTTGTACTGGCGCGACCGCGGTGTGCTTGCGAGCTCGGGATGCTTCGCCGGGCTGAAGCCCACGTGGCAGGGCTGGAAGCCCGGCCTCATCGAGCACCTCGATCTGCGAGAAGACCCCACACGGCCGGCCATGATGGCGGCGCTTGGACTCGGCCCATGAGAACATCCGCCACCAAGGAATACACCGCGTCCATCCGCGCGACATCCATCGCGCAACCCACGGCCGGCCCGGCGATCCTGGCGCGCATCACCGGCGCGCCGGTGTGGCTCTGCTCGCAGGTGCGGAGCAGCCTGCTCGCCGAGGGCCAGATCGTCGACGTCACGGGCCAGCGCGCTGGCACCGCGGCGCCGGGGGACATCCCTGACGCCATCGACAAGGAGGGCATCCTCCAAGCGCGGTGCGCGGAGCTTCAAGAGCACTGCGTAGAGCTCTCACTCGAGGTCGCGCGGCTGAAGCGCTTGCTCACGGCGTGACGGCGCGCACGTCTCGGACAGAGACAGCCGCGCAGATCGCTGCGCGGCTCAGCTAGACTGGTCTCATGAAGACGACAAACACCGCCGCTGCCATCAAGGCCGACCGCCTCGCTCGCCTCGCCCGTGAGGCCGCAGAGACGGCACGGCGCGCGGCGCAGCGCGCGGCAAAGGTGGGCCGATGAACGACGAGGTTGACGACGAGGGCGCGGTGCCGGCGGATGTGCATTGCGTGAACTGCGGCGTGACTCTCAAGCAAGAGTCCACGTGGGTCAAAGATCACAACGAAGCGTGGGTCTGCTGCGACTGCTTCGAGGACGACGTCGCCACCGGCGACCGATACGACCACAAGGAGGACGAGCGATGATCGAGACCGACCACAGGCATTCCGACAGCGACATGCCGATGCGCGACCACATCAGCTACGAGTACTACGAGGCATCTCGCGACGTTTTCATCGTAGGCATGGCCGGCGACGACGACGCTCAGGGCGCCGTCGGCATCTCGCGGCTTAGCGCGCTCGACGCGCGCCTTCGCCTCCTCGACGAACTTCATGCCCACGGAGATCCGAAATGACATCACCCACGCTGTACGCCATCGCCGCGGACCTCGCGGCCCTCGACGAGCTCCTCGACGCCGTGGACCAGACCGACGCCGAGGCCGCCGGGATCTTGGCTCAGTTCTGGGTCGAGTCCGACGAGGCCGAGAAGAACAAGATCGACCGGCTGCTTCAGTGGCGCGCGGACCTCGCGGCGCGTGAGGAGGCGCTTTCCGCCGAGTGCGTGCGGCTCGACGCGCTCCGTGCCAAGGCCGACGCGAAGGTGCGCGTCATCGAGCGCTCGCTGCGCGAGCACTTTGACGCCACGGGCGTGCAGAAGATCGAGACGGCGCGCTTCTCCGTCGCCATCGTGAAGAACGGTGGCCGGCGCGCGGTTGAGCTCGACCCCGTCGTGACGCTCGATGACCGGTTCCTGCGCCAGCCGCCGAAGCGTGTCGACATGAGCGCCCTGCACGACGCGCTCGATGCCGGCGAGGAGGTGCCCGGCGCGCGGCTCGCGCCCCGCGGCACTTCGCTTCGGATTAAGTAGCCGGGAGGATGGCGATGACCGACAGAGAAGAGGATCGTTGCGACTGCGACCGATGCCGCGAGATCTACGAAACTGACCACGAAGACGACATCGAGGAGGACGAAGATGACGACGACGAAGCACGAGAACCTGGCAGCAGCGCTGGCGGCGGCGCAGGCAGCGGCAGCGGCGGTGGAGAAGGATGCCCGTAACGCGCACATGCGTTACGACTATGCATCGGCAGAGGCCATCATCGGCGAGGCGCGCGCTGCGCTCGCGTCCGCCGGTGTGGCCGTAATCCCGCTCTCGGCCGTCGTCTCGACGATTGCCGACGGTCTGCCCGGATGGACGCCGAACGCGATGCTGCGAGCCGTGTGGCGCGTCAGCTACGGTGGCGAGCACATCGACCTCGACACCGAGTGGCCGATCCTGATCGAGAAGGGTCGTCCAGCGGACAAGGCGCTCGCCGGCGCGCGCACGGCGAGTCTCGGGTACTTCCTTCGCGACCTGCTGCTCTTGCCGCGAGTCGAGAAGGGAGCGGAGATGGACGACGACGCGCGCACGCCGGAAGCGCCCTCGGCGAGGGCCGAACGCATCGAGCTCGTCGAGACCGCGATGACGACGCCGCACGGCTTCCACCTCATCCATGGTCACATGGGCGCCATGGATCGGTCGGTGACGGCGGACCCCGAGCTGAAGGCGGCGTGGACGGAGTGGCAGGGCACGCTGCGACGCCACCCGAAGGAGATTGCGCCGGCCGAGCAGTTGGCCATGCGCAACTACGTCAAGCGGGCGAAGGCGCTCCTCGACGGCGTGAAGTGGGAAGCGACCGAGGATGAGGCCGCTGCGGTTGAGTTGCTCCGCAACTCACGCACGCGGTCGGCGATGGAAAGCGACGCAACCGAAGGAGAGTCCGAATGAGCAATGGCTGCATTGAGTGGGCCAATGCCAAGACCAAGCAAGGATACGGTGTTCAACGTATTAACGGCCGTAATGTTCTGGCTCATCGCTACGCATGGGAACGCGTTAACGGCCCCATCCCGAAAGGCATGTATGTCTGCCATCGGTGCGACAACCCGCCATGCACGAACCCTCAGCATCTGTTTCTCGGGACGCCGGCCGACAACATGGCCGACAAGGAGTCCAAGGGCCGCGGAGTTCACCCGACTGGGCCGCGGAACGGGAGAACCAAACTGACCGCCGATCAGGCATGGGCGATCCGCTCATGCTATGCGGGTGGCGGTGTAACCCAGAAAGAGCTGGCCGTAGCGTTCGGGGTGCACCGAACTACAGCTCGAATGGTACTGATCGGTAGAACCCACAAAGAGGAGAGATAGCCAATGTCAAATGGATACATCAACGCGACCGTGCTCGGGAACCTGACCGCAGACCCAGAAGTGCGCTATTCGCAGAGCGGCGCCGCCGTGTGCAACCTGCGGGTGGCAGTGAACTACCGTGCCAAGAAGGGCGAGGATTGGGTCGATGCGGTCGAATTCATCAACATTGTGACGTTCAGCAAGACGGCCGAGTCGTGCGGGCAGTTCCTGACGAAGGGTCGGCAGATCTTCGCATCCGGCCGCATCCAGACGCGCGAGTACGAGAAGGATGGCGTCAAGCAGCGTGCCACGGAAATCGTGGCCAACGAGGTCGTCTTCTGCGGCGGCAAGCAGGACGGTGAGCCGAAGGGTGGCGGGGTGGCGCCGAAGCCGAAGCACACCAATCAGAAGGCGGACGCCTTCATCGACAATCCCGACGATCTCAACTTCTAATTACGGCATTGCGACGGGGACGGTTGCCGCGTAGGGTCTACATCCCCCCGCCGCCACTTAAGGCGGCGGGGAACACCGGACGGTAACCATGCGCAAGAAAGACACCGACCTCGGTGAGGTTGGTGACGCCATGGCTAGGTGTGTCGAGCACCTCGCCAGCGTCTATAAGCACACACGCAAGCAGGGTTCGGACGCAATCGACTTCGTTCCATGGTGGCGCGAGAGCGACAGCACGTCGGCGACCCTGTTCATTGCCAAAGCCAGCATCCACGATATCAAGCTGGGCGAAACACACAATGGCAAAGAGTTTGCCGCGCTCATCGGCTTGACCCTCCCACAACTGATTGCTCAGTATGGACGCCTAGACCTAGGCCCAGCGGTTAGGGCTGGCAGGCCGGTTGAGTCCAGATGGGAGGGAGCACGCGAAGCCTACGAGGCGGCCGTTGCGAGAACATGGGGGGATGGCGGAACCGCTCAGGAGGCCGGGGATGGCGGCGCCGGGCTGCCCGATGATGCGGTCGCCTTCCTGCGCCGCAAGGGGTGTTCCATCATTGCGCCAAGGGACCTTCCCATCGCCATGCTCGATGCCGAAGCGGTGCGAGACCTCCCTCAAAACCTCAGGCACTTTGCGTCGCAGCGAGTCGGGCGGGCGATCATCACGCCATTGGTGGGCCTGCGCAGCGGCGAGATTCGGGCGCTGAGCATCCGCGCGTTTGACGGGGATAAGCGCACTGCAGGGTCAATAAGCGCATGGGGCGAGTCTCTCGTGTTCGGCACACCACTCGCATCGTCACGGGCGGCGCAAGTTGTGCTGACCGAGGGCGCTACCGACGCACTGTCAATCATGTCACGTGTTCGTAGCGACGCGAGGGTGGTGGCGCTGGGGGCCTACGCTGTCTCCACGATGGCGGACACCGCAGCGCAGCTCGCGCTGACGCTCCGTCCAGATGCGCGACTCGTCATCATCGCCGATATCGACCTCGACAGCGGCATTGGCCTGCGTGGCGCCGTCGCTGCCATGGGCCTAGCCAATGAGGCCAGGCCTGGGTGCGCGGCGCTCTTTAACTGGCCGCGCGCTCTAGATGTCCTGTCATTGCCGGAGGATGGCGAGCCTGCGCGCGCCTTCGACATCGCTGCGGTGTTGGCATCGGCGGTTAGGCACAGCGTTTCCGAGCAGCAGATCATGGCAGCATTGACGGCGGGGGGTGTCATGTGAAGATGGCCGACGAGACGTTCCAGGAACTAATCACGCTCGCGCAGGGCGCGCCCAGAAGCAAACCGCCAGCCAAGTACGTCAAACCAGATGGGGAGATCGACTACAACGAAAACGGCAACGTCCGCAAAGGAGCCAGCAACACCACCGCGGCCGTAATGTCGATGTTCGGCCGCAGGTTACGCATGAATGTGTTCACCGGCAGGGCGGAGTTCGACGGCAATGAGATCGAGGACAACGATGTCGAGACAGTCGCTGACCTGATCGATCGCACATATCGATACTCACCAGGGTCCGACGCCATCGCCAAAGCGATACTGTCGATAGCGTCTAGGTCGAAATACCACCCGCTACAGGACTACCTCAATGGATTGGAGTGGGACGGTATAGCTCGCATACCAGAGCTCATCACGGCCCTCGGCGCCGAACCCGGCATCGCTACCACCTACATCGGCAGCTTCCTGCTCGCCGCTGCGGCGCGAGCGCTGCAGCCGGGATGCAAGTGCGACACGGTGCTGATTCTCAAGGGTCCACAAGGCGCGCGCAAGAGCACCTTCGCGACTATCCTGGGCGGCAAGTGGCGTGCCGAGCTCGCCCTGGACCCCAAGAGCAAGGACAGCAAATCCGCGCTGGCAGGAGTCTGGATCGTCGAGTTGCCGGAGCTGTCGTCGTTCAAGGGCGCCGAGGCGCGCGACGTTAAGGGGTTCATCTCCAGCGCAGTCGACAGGTACCGTCCAGCCTACGGCCGGTTCGAGGTGCAGAAGCCCAGGACCTGCGTGTTCATCGGCACCACGAACGATGACACGTTCCTGGACGACGAGACCGGAGCACGACGTTTCTGGGTCGTGGAGGTTGGGGAGCGTATCGACACCGAGTGGGTCGCCGCCAATCGTGACCAGCTCTGGGCCGAGTCCGTGGCGCGATACAGGCGCGGAGAGCCATGGCACCTCGAGGAGACCGACGAAGCTGAGCAGCGCGAGCAGGCCAAAGCATACCGCGACGTGGACACCGCTGAGCCGATGATTCTCGAAGAGGCCGAGACGTTCGGAGGGTCGTTCACGTACGGTCAGCTCTACGACGCGCTTTGCCGTCGCGATGCGCGCTGGGAGCGTGAGGGCGAGTACACCCGCAAGGCGCGGATCCGGAAGACCCTCAAGCCGAACGGCTACACGTTCGGAAAAATTAAGGCAACCGGTAAGGACGCGCGGGCCTGGCGTCCGCCTGCGGATCGGCCGTGAGGCCCGGGACGCCGGTACGTGTCTCGACAGTGTTCTCCTACGTGCTTTATGTGAAGGTAATTAATTAATATAGGGAGTAGGGGCACTAGGGGGAGACCCGCCGAAGCGCGTATGTGCGTCCGGCGGCCCCCCCCCCTTGAACGAAGACGTTCAAGGGGGGCCTCCCAAGTCCGTTCAGGGTTCGGTTTGGGGAAAAAGAAAAAGGCAGGGAGAAACCCTGCCTTGTCCTGCGCCGAGCCATGCTCAGTACGCCGGCGTGTACTCGATGGGGAGCGGCACACCGGCTTGCGGTGCGTCGCGCGACACCGACGCCATCGTGCGGCGGAGCCCGCGCGGGAAGACGAAGCTGGCGCCGACGGCCTCCATCCACGGGCCGATGCGCCCAGCCGCGTAGCTCGCGTTGTCGAGCGCCACGCCCGCGCCGTCCGAGTCGACTTGGAAGTAGCAGCGGACGTCGGCCTTGAGGCCGTCGCTGTCCTTTAGCGTCACGGCGAAGGTGGATGCGTCGATCTTCGTCACGGTCTGAAGGCGGGGGAGGTAGGACATGACGTCTCCTGCGGTTGGTGAGCCAGCATCGCCCAGATCGCGCAAGGTCTGCAAGTGCTGGCGTTGGTCGAGACAGTTGCCCGATGGACGCGCGGCTTCGCGCGCGCCACGGTGAGCTCATGAGCAAACAGCCGCACAAGGTTCGGCGCTACAAAGCCGAAATCAAGCCGACAGCATTCGACCTGAACGGCAGGCCGTGCCGCACGCGCAACCTCGTCATCAGCTGCATCGTCAGCGCCGATGAGCGCGCGGCGATCATCGAGGCCGCCCAAGCCGCCCAGCTCAGCGTCAGCGCGTACCTGCGCGAGATGGCGTTCGGCCTCGGGTACGATCAGCCCGCGAGCGAATCTGAGACAGATCCCGACCGCGTCGCGACAGCCCACTCGGGCGATGCGATAGTTGACCCATGAAGACCACGATAGGGCGAAGCCCAAGGGCTTCGCCCGTCATCGCCTCGCTCCTCGCCCTTGCTCTCTCCGCGTGCGGCACTGAGCCGCTCACGATCGACGAGCCCACCACCACCGTTCAACCCCCGGCGCTAGAGCCGGCGGAGGCCGCAGTGCCCACCACGACCCCCTTCGACGCCATCCTCGTCAAGCCCAACGGCGAGCTCGACGCGCACCTTATCGACGTGATTGCCATCGCTGCCGGCGATATCGTCATTGGCGTACGCCAGCTCCCTCTTGGATGGTATCGCTTGGCCTTCGCACCGACGGCGCCCGGGCGCACCGAGGACGACCAGGCGGCGCTCGTCGCGGCCATCGAGCGGCTCACGTGCATCCACGCCGCCGAGCCCGACCGCATCGCCAGCGCACGATAAGCTGTAGGGCGAAGCCCGAGGGCTTCGCCCCTTGCCTTTCGCGACGGCACGATGTAGCCCATGCCCATGAGCGAGCTAGCCATGAGTCACGACTACCTAGAAGCCGTCGCTGCCCACCGGCCTTCTATGGAAGAGGCGACGCCCGAGAACAGCGCCTACTCGGGCGTCGTCGACGACGAGCTGTCTGCCCACATCTCTCGCGTCGCCGAGGCAACCCTCACGCCGGTCCAACTCCAGACATGGCAGCTGATCGTTGCCGGGCTGCCGGTCTTCGAGGTTGCCCGCAAGGTGGGCCGCGGCAGGCAGGCCACGGGCCAGACCGTCAACGGCAACAAGAGCCGCAACGAGCCGGGCATCATGGCAAAGATGCGCGACGCGCTGCGCCTCGATGCGCCATTCATGGCGGCTGCGGGCGCCGCGCTCGAGCCGGAGCTCGACGCCGCGCCGCTCGCGCACTTCTTCGTACCGTGCATCGGAAAGCCCCACAACCTGCTGGCCTACCTCGTCCTGCTCGTCGCGCACCTCAGCGCCGACAGCAAGCGCCGCGTCCGCTTCGACACGTTGCTCGGACTCATGCCTCGCGTGCAGCTCGAGCAGGGCTTACACGTTGGAAGAGGGCTTGGTCTTCTGATGTATGATGGAATAGACATCACTATCCTCAAGACCCCGGTGGACCCCAATGTCTAGAGTAGATCCGATGCATGAAAGACTGTATAGAAAAGGTTTTATAAGTTCCGACTTCAAGCCTGACCGCCTCGCGCCGAACCTCTTGGTGCTGCGCCCGTTGCGCCGGCCCGAGGTCATGGGCGGGCTCATCACGGCTGGCGACGAGAGCAGGTTTGAATCGCTCGCCTTCGTCGTCGTCGCGGCGGCCGCACTGCGGCCGGAGCACATCGAAGTGGGCGACACGGTGTGCATCCGCAACGCGCTCGCCGAGCCCGTACAGCCTGACCGGCAGCTTTACATCGTCGACGCTAAGTACGTCTGGGCGGTGCTCGAGACCGCGCAGGAGACCGTCGAGAGGCTCAGCGCCGGCGAGAAGGCCGAGCTCGACGCGAAGGCAGAGATTCTCAAGCAGCGCGAAGCGCTCGTGAGGTTTTGAATGGCCTGCGCGTCGTGCGGGAACGACTGGAGTCCGCCGGATCACTCACGGTGCCCAGTGTGCGAAAGATTCGACCAAAACGGAGAGATGATCGTGGACCCGGCAAACCCTGAACCAGTCCCACGCACAGGGAAGAAGCGAGGCCCGAAAGGGCCCATCGCTACGTCATGGAAGCCGGGCCAATCGGGTAATCCTGCGGGCACGTCCAAGACGCCGCCCGAGGTGCGCGCGTACCTCGCGGAGAAGTCGATGAGCGCCGCCAAGGCGCTCGCGGCCATCGTCGAGAACGCGTCGAGCCACGAGACGAAGGACGTCGTGTCGGCCTCCCGCGTGCTCCTCGACTTCGCGGTGGCGAAGCCGAAGGAGACCGAGGACGTGCACGAGAAGGCCGGCGAGGTCATCGACGCGCTCGCCAAGCTGCTGACGCAGCCTCGCACGTGACGTCGATCAACCCCGCCGTTGTCGGCGCACTCGCCGAGCAACTGCAACTGCTCGACCAGGACACCGGGCTCATCTCGCGGTTCGCGCTGAACGATGAGCAGCGCGTCGTGCTCAGCGCGCTCGCTGACCACTCGCGCGTCATCGTGCTCAAGGCCCGCCAGCAGGGCATCTCCACGATCTGTTGCCTGTACGACCTCGTGCACGCCGTCGTGCATCCGGGTCACACCGTCGCCATCGTCGCCGACGTGCAGGAGAAGGCTGAGGGCTTGCTCGCGAAGTGCGCGGCGTGGGCGAAGCAGCTGCACATCCCACTCGACACCGAGAACGTGCGCACCATCACGCTGGCCAACGGGAGTTCCATCGAGGCCAAGAGCGCCGTGTCGCGCGCCACCGGCGGCGAGTCTCGCGTCGGACGCTCGAAGAGCTACGCGCTCATCCACCTCAGCGAGCTCGCATTCATGGCCGATGACTTCGCGCTGTTCAGCGCCCTGACGAGCACGCTGCTCCCTGGCGGCAAGGTCATCGTTGAGAGCACTGCCAGCCCGGCCGACAACCTCTACCACCGCCTCTGGCACGATTCCGACAACGGGTGGCACCGCCTGTTTTTCAGCGTCGAGGCGCACGCGGCGTACCGCGCGCCGCCCGAGAGCATCACCGATGATCAGTGGGAGGCGCTGCGGGCCGAGTACCGGTTCACGCGGCGCGACTCCGCGGCATGGTGGCACCGAAAGCTGCACACCGACATGGGCTCCGATGTGTACCGCGCGCAGCGCGAGTACCCGATCACGCCCGAGCAGGCCTTCGCCTTCGCGGAAGGTAGGTGGATCCACGACTTCACCGCGGCGCCGGGCTGCAAGGTCATCGGCAGCGCGCGCCTCGAGGGCCGCTTCGAAGTGGAGTACCCGCACGGCGATGAGCCCGTCATGTACGGCGTCGACGTCGGGAGCGGCAGCGGCGGAGATTACTCAGCCCTCGCCGTCATCGGCCGCGCCACGGGCAAGCTGCATCGTGTCATCGCCAGCAACACGCTCGACGTGTCGCAATGGAACGACATCGTCGCCGCGCGCGCGGCCATCGATAAGCCGTGGGTCATCGTCGTGGAGACGAACGGCATCGGTGCAGGCGTGCTGGCACTGCTGCGCGCGGCCAAGCTGCCCGGCGTCGAGCACGTGAGCGACAAGAGCGAGAAGGCAGCGCGCTTCGCCGCGCTGCGCCAGGCCATCGAGAGCGGCGCGCTCCCGATCGGCCCTGAGCTCGTGCTCGAGGTCAAGAGCAGCGTCGTCGACCGCGACGGCAAATACACCGGACGCGACGACGTGCTCTCTGCCGTGTCATTTGCGCGCGCGCGGTGGGCTCTCTCCCCGTATGTGGCCCCGCCGCCGAAGCTCGACCCACGGCAGTTCTTAGTGCCGAGCGCGAACGACATGCGCCGCGAGACGTTCTAGCTCATCGGGCATGCGGCGGTTGCGCGCCCCCGAAAGGGCGCGCATGATGCATTCACAGGAGCCCACCATGAAGACACAAGACGAATTCCGCGCCGCGCTCGAAGCCATCAACATTGGGCACGGATCGCACAGCAACCCAGAAGCCGGCATGTGTGCGATGGAGGCCGTGGCGTGGATTGCAGGCGAGGATCACTCAGATGCGCCGCAGTGCGTCGCGCCAGAGATCGCTGCGCTCGCTCGCCGAGTCAACGATCGCCTCGACGCCGAACGACGAAACAAGCACCTGCGGCCGATTCTGCACCTACTTGTAGGCACGCGCACCGACGACATCTCCGTCACGCAGAAGCGCATGTACCTCGCGGCCAACTTTGCCATCAAAGTCGCAGCGCCCAAGCATTGTCGCGCGCGCAACCAAGAATCATTCGCGTTGCGGCTCGAGGCGGTCACGCAGATCGTCGACAAGGGGACGGCGATCCTCGCGCGCGATGAGTGTCGCGCCATCCGCAGAGACGCCATCGGCGTCGCCGCCTACGCCATCGCCGTCGACGCCTACGCCATCGCCGTCGACGTCGACGCTGCCGCCGCCGCTGCCGCCGCTGCCGCCGCCGCTGCCGCCGACGCCG